GCATATTACTCCGTGATAGTTTCGGCCCGATCCGTTCACATATTCAATTACCTGTGCACGTTGTGTGAGTAGGGTAAGTGTGTATGTTTGACCTGATAGCTGGCGTGCCTGTTCAATGTATGCAGCCATGTATGCCTGGTACACGTCTGCAATATCCGTTAATCCCAACCCCATGCCTACTGCACGCAATAAACAGGTGTCTGTAATTGTCCATTCGGTGTTCATTACGTGGCCAGCACCACCCAATGTTTGCACCTTGGTTCGCTGTGATGTCATGCCAACCGGTGACACAATCCGCGTTGGCAAATCACCAATTTCCTCACTATCTTTTAGTGTAGTGCCTGATCGCACCAGCACTGTAGTGCCAGATAGCTGTACATTGAGTGATGTAATAGCAGTGATAATTGCACTAATGTTACTGGCCATTAGCTACGCTTCCTATATGGTTCAAGTGTCTGCTGTACATCTGTAGGTATACGTGGTGCCTGTAGTATTACGCCATCTGATGAGAGAATAGCGCGATCACTATCAGGTGTGCCTTCGCGTGCACGATAAATGAAACTGCCTAGACGCAAACACGCTGCCACAATATCAGATGGCGGCGTAATGCTATAGGCAAATCTGCCAGTAATGGCAATGGCAATATCAGGAGTGCCAGTATAGGTCCAAATGTAGCTGGTATTCATCTGAATCTTAATGGCATATGCTGGCGTGTAATTGGCAGGCAATAGTACCACCACACTGCCTGGCACGGTTTGGCCGTTGCCATTTACAATTGTTGTTAGCTGGCACAAATCGTAATCCAGCATCAATGTATTGTTCATAGCGTCAACGTTGCCACCATACCGAAAATCGAGTGCATTGTAATACCGTGTGGTATCTGCAGGGCATTCAAAAATACGGTTGGTGTACGTTTCTACCATCGATTGTGCACGCGTGGCAGCATATCCAATTTGGGTATCATCACTGGTGCTGGTGGCACCAATGTATGATCGTAAATCTGCTGTACTGATATATGCCATGGTGGTTATTCCTTTGGCAGACGTTTTACCCGTCGTGGTGCCTGCTCTTGTGGTGCATCGATGGCTGGCACGTCGTCTGGTACTAACACTGCGCGATTGGTGGCAATCAGCCTGGTGCCTTCACTGGTGGTAACGTCGATAACATCACCACCAGTGTGTACCACCATGCGTGTACCTACCATTCGTGCAAGGCTGTTATGAAGCTTTACACGCATAGTGTTACTCCTACGATGCAGGATTTACACCATACACGAATGCTTCGGCCTGTGTCACGTCACCACCCCAACGCACGGTGCAGAAAATTGCCGTTTGGTAATTCGCCTGGTACAGGTATGGATTGCGGCTGATTTCCAAACCAAGATTTTCCACAAATGCATAGTAATTGAAGTTACCAAACAAAATGGCCTTGGCACTGGCCCCCAATGCGGCAATCTTATCAGACACTGCAACGGGTTTGGTATACAGGCTGTTCATATCACCCATAGGGGTTGGCTGGAAGCTAAAGAAATTGCCAGTGAGTGCACGAATGGCCCCTAACGTGGTGTTACGCATTACCCAACCAACGCTGCTGGTATCGTCTGCATACCATTCAGGCAATTTGTGTACCATGTTCAAAATATCGCTTGCATCAACACCTGATACACTGGCCAACGTTTCCGAAACAGTGGCACGTGCCAAGATGCCATACGGTTGTGACGATCCCGTACCCACCAATTGATATTGATTCAAGTGGCGTGCATAGGCGCGTCCTACTTCGCGTGCAATGAAACCTTCAAGGTCCATGGCTTGATCACGCAACAATTGATTTGAAATTTTCATACCCAATGATGCAGTGTAGACGGTGATGGCACTGCCAGTAAACGTTGGTTCATCTTCGTTGAATGCCCCCGATTCAGCAACAAATGCAAAATCTGATTTTTCATCTTGATTGGCAATGTTGAAAATCTGGCCACTGGTGGTGTAGCGTTGCATAGGAAGCTTGGCACCAATCCAGGTTTCATCACGGCGATCCGTGATTTGTTTGGCATAGTCTTGTGGCACTAAGAAACCACCATTTGCATTGGTGCCCTCTACCAATACCGCTTTGGCCGCAATTTCGTCACCAGTACGCATCCAGTGTTTGAGTGCATCCATTTGATCATTGCTGTTACCCATGGTGGTAAGCTTTTTGGTAGCTGGTGCATTGCCTGCAACGACACCACCACCGCGTACCGGTTCGCCTGCCATTTCTTCGATGGCGGCCTTCACTGCATCCTTAATGATTTGGTCTGACATGGTTGTAGATTCCTTTGATGTAAGTGTGTGTATATTGCTACTGATATTTGCAGGGCCGCTGTTGCCAGCCTGTGGCACTGCCTTCGTATCAGAAATAGCCATGGTTCGTGGTTCTGCTGGTGTAGGGGTTAAACTAATCTCGCCAACAATCCAGCGTTTCAATTCGCCACCATCACGGACCACCAAATGTGATAGTGCACCTGTAGATAATCCTAGCACACCACGTTTTACCAGTGCCATCACCTGCTGTGCATATTTGTGGCGTTTGTCAATTTCAATATCAACATCGATGCCCTCGCTATCAGGCTGCCACATCTTCACCGTGCCAATTTGTGACTGCAAATCACTTAGGCCGTGGTCATAATATACTGGCATGCCAACAAATGATCGTGTATCACCAAAATCTGTTTGTGCAGTAAATCGATCACCCGTTAAATCTGTACCACCAAATACCACGCCACGGCCGCGTACCACGTAATCTGCTACCTGCTTCACTGCATACTTCATTGATTCATTCCAATCAGCTGGCGTGCAAAATCTCGCACTGATTTGGCCATCTCATCACGCCACAATTGTGGCAGTGCTGCAACAAAATCAGGGCCTTTGCGTTTGGCCAGTGCAATTAGTTTTGCCTTGAATTCCTCAAATGTTGCATCACCTTTATACCGGCCCCATGTTGACACTGCTGCTGGCACGTCATCTGGTGTAACGATTGGAAAATTGCGTGTATCAGGTAGTACAAAATCACCTGCTGGCATTGCTTCGCGTTCTTTTGGCGTGGCGTTGCGATCAGCAGCAGCACGCACTGCCATCATTGCATCAGGTTCGTATTCGTACATTTGCATGCCAACCGGTTCTGCTGATTCCTGCATTGGTGTTTCTGCCAGCTCTTGTAAATCCATTGGTTCTGCCATCATTACTGCACGCAATTGCCAACGTAATTTTTGATGGTACATTAAACGATCCTGCAAGAAGTTTTGCACACCATATTGCATCACTTCGCCAGCCATCATGATGCCACCATTGATGCAGTCAATAATGTAGAGGTTATCCATGCTAATGCTGGCAATCAGTGCATCTAGTGAATCATCAGCAGTGGTGGTATCAATTGGCTGATGCATTGCCAGCTGAAACAACGTTGCTGGTGCCTTGTAATCGAGTGCACGCAATGTTTCGGCAATGCCATCGATTGCATCATCAAGTGCTTCATAGATTTGTTCAAAAAATGCGTGATATTGTGGGAAATCCTCACCCTCTACATTCCAGTGTGCAGCGTGTGTTTTGTATTGCAAAAATACCGTATTGGCTAATACTTTGCATACTTCCATGGCCAAATCATCTTGCGTGGCTTTTACTGCCTTCATTGGCACTGCTGGCACCATACCCATCATTGGTGATGGATTGGGCATGCCATCATCACCCAATGCCACCATGTGATTTACCAAATCTTGTGCAGTTTTGCGTGCAGTGCGAATGATTTTCATATCCGCTTCAGAGTGTCTGCTACCTGCTTTTACTTCCATCTTGTTTATCTCCTTTAGAATCGATTGCACCCAATCCCTGCCTGCATCGCCACCCCAACCATGCCATGCCTGCCAGCCACGGCCCTGATCATTCCACGTGCTGCCTTGTTTATCCACTGCATGGCGTGCAAAATAACTTGCCATGCGCTGTATGGTGTCGAGTGATACCGGTTCCCTATTGGCCAATTGTCGTGCACGTGCCAGCCCTACTAACGTCATACCACGTGCACTTGCAGGTTTGGATTCGCGTACATCAAGTGCCATCTGTGCATTGCGTGCCACGTCTGCTGGTGGTCTGTACGTATCTGCCATGTGCACTCCTTTGCTAGTGTAGCATTACGAAAATGCATCTTTTACGGCCTGATCTACCACTGTTTTTATTTTGCCACTATCCACCATGCGCTTGGCTATTTCATCAGTGGTCAGCCAACGGCCCTGGTGTATTGGTGCCTGCTTATTGCCAATCACATACTGTGCATAGCTGGCAGTGCTTACTACTTGTGATTCTGCAATGGTGCCACGTAGTACCAGGTATGACCTATTCAGCTTTTGTGATTTGCCTGCACCACGGCCGCGCACATACGGTATCTGTATGGTGCCCTTCCTGAATCCTGCCATAACAAACTTGCGCTGCTTATCGCTTACGAATCCAGGTGCACTGCCACGTGCTGGCGGTGGCGGATCGTTCAGGATTAATTCAGTCACTGCCAACCCTGCCACCACTGGCAATACATTTTGCTGTAATTGCCTGCATTTCTCGATTAAATTTAGTGTAGCGTTCTGTACATCGATGGTGAATGGCATTTATGCACCTGCATCTACAATTGGTGATTCCGCCAATACCAACCCAATAGCACACCTGCAATTCACGTGTGCTGGTGGTCCGTCTGTGAATTCTGGTGGCCATTGATTCTGTAGCAGTTTATCCAATGGCAAACACACATCACAGGTAGTGCTATCGTTTTCTGCAATCCAGATCATAGTGGTATTGATGCCAGCATTCAGTGCCTGATTCTGAATGGCAAACGTTTGCTGTGCTGCTGCTCTGGTAGGTTCAGTGAATGCAATGCGTTGTGCACGCAAATCACCAAACATGGCTAATTGATTGCGAATATCATCAACAGTAATGCCAACCGTGGTTTGTGCGTTGGTAATCACACTGCTAATGTAGTCACGTTCAGTGGCTGATAGGTCCTGCAGGAATGGCTGCCAGTAACTATCAATATAGGTATTCGCCTGATTGGCAATACCCTGTGTAATAATTTCATCTCCTACTACATCAGCCATGCCAGGTATTGTGCGAATGCGTTCTGCACCTGCATCTAATACCAGCTGTGCAACATTGTCTGTTAGCACGTTGCGTAAATCCGTGTCAACGGCCGTGTAATCACCACGTGCAATTGCTTCTGCATTCTTATCACTCCGCGTGGCCAGCTTACTTGCAATGGCGTTGTACACCTTGCGTTCAGCTGGTGTAAGATCGGCCAATGTGAGTGCCTTTATGAATCGAAACACGTGACCTATATCACTCTTTTTTTTTACGCCTTTTAATTCTGCATAGATAAAATCAGTCATGTATCGTGGCAGTGTATCTGATTCAAACGTTGCAGCAGCATTGCCTTTTTGTTTGTAGCGTTTCACGGCCTTGCGTTCGTATGCTTCCAATTCTGCAAGTCTACTGGCCTGTACTGCTTTTACATCAGTGAGTGATTCATCAACGATTTCTGCACCTGTATCAACGTTGATGCCTGTCACATCAGGGCCAGTGGTAGTAGGTGGCACGCCAATTGCCTCATCAATGTTGTCGTAGCCTAGAATTTTCATTGCACTGCCAAGTGGTATGCCAGCCTGCACCAATTGCAGTAGGCTGCCAGCACGTTGTGCTTCATCAGTTTGAAACACGTCTAATGTTTCAGGAGTGAAATGCATTTTGTATTTGAGTGGTGCAAATACCTGTTGATTCAACACTCGTTGATAAAATGCCAAGCGTGGCACAATCGTTTCACGCCAAAATGATTGGCGATCACTATCAGCCGTGGCATAGTTCGCTGCACTTGCTTCTAGCATGGTGCGTGGCACGCCAAACGTGGTAGTAATATTGGTGGTGACACGTTCTTGCAGTGGTACAAGTTCCATATCTTTTAATGGAAACGTAAGAATTTGGGTTTTAACATCGCCACGAAAAAAGAATGTTTTGAATGCATTCGATACATTTTCTACACGTGATCGCCAATCAGATTTAAGCCGTTCATATTCTGGTGGTGTGATTGATTTGTCTAGACTCATAATCACTGCAGGCTGTGCACCATGTTCAAAAAATGCACTGGTAAACCGTTCCAAGTAGTACGCCAGCTGTGCAGATTGCAGTGCCACTGATGCTGGTGCAATGCCGCCATACACATCATCACGGATAGATGGTTCGCGCCAGTACACAATTTCATCAATGGTCCAGGGCCCGTATATCTTGCCATTGATGTTTTGGCTAAATCGCATGCCCGTCATTACATTGTCAGATGTTTGCAGTTCAGGTTTGAATTCAACCTGTACTGATTTAGGATTCAAGAATTGAAACCCGTACAATACACGGCCGCGATATAAACGCAGCCAAAATGCAGTGCCAGTTAGGAGTAGTGCACGTTCGGTTTGTTGAATCAGTGAATCCATTGGCGTGGCAAATGGATAATCGACGTTCACATCATTGCGTTCGAGTACAAATGGCACGGTGCCAAGTGCATCTGCACGCAAATTGATAGCACGGTATAGCATTGGCACTTTTTCGTATGCGTCAATGGTGCCGTATAATTCGCCAGCCTTTTTGGCAACACTATACCAACCTGGTATGGCCTCGATCGCTTTATAGGAAGTCATTGCACATTGCCTTTACTACCAATTACATAAAATCATACATTACGCTGCCATCGCCTAACATGGCATTGGCACCACTCACTGCATCAACCATATCATCATGGCTGCCATACGGGAATGCCACTGATTCATCAATGAATTGCTGGCACCACTCGCCACGTACTACACGAATCATATTCTGTTCAGCACGCGCGGCCCAAGGCATAGCGCGGTGCATCTTATCTTTGCTTACGTGATAGCCAACCAATGTGACGTGTGCTAATTCCTGCATACGTCGCAATTCCTGCAGGCCTGCCAAACCGTGCAGTGCTTCCTCTACACCTTGTGTGGTATCGTCTGCTTCTGATCGCATTACATCTATCATAATCTTGCGTACATCTGGCCATTCAGCTTTTATACGTATGCCATCAGCAATGTACATGATGCCATCATCTGCCATAGCCACACGCACACTGGCAGTATAGTCTGCACTGTCACGCACACTGGTGGCCAAATCCCAATACCTGTACCACTGCAGATTTGGTGGTGATGCGTCTACGATACTAAACCACTGGCGTTTAAACAGTGCACCAGACAAATCGACAAACTGTCCATTAGCTTCTTGTTCAAATTGTTCACTGGTATAACTTGTGCGTAACGTGTGGATAAATGAATCAGGCAAAAATACATTGTCGGTGGTCTTGCTATGTATCACTGCATAATCAGGATTACTGCTACCATGCCATAAATCGTATATCCAATTACGGCCGCGTGGCGTGGTGGTTATCCATGCCTTGCCTGGCATTTCTCGTAGCGTTGCAATAGCAATCTGCCATGCATCGATGTGCATCATTGCCGCTTCATCAAACCATATCCAACCAAGATTGGCACCACGCAATCTATCAGGATTGTCTGCACTTCTTAGCAATATTGTTCTATTGCCATGCAGCACTATAGTGCCTGTAGATATATTGTGCGTTTTGAGTATGCCAGCAGGTCGTGCAATATCTAATAGCATCTTGCGTGGTCCATCACGTAGCATTGGGTATGTTGGTGCAACAATCATGCCTGTGCTATTTGGTGGCATTCGCAATACTTCGATTACACCAGCTCTTGTC